GGACCGCTCAAGCCAGCCCTTATAGGACAACCGAGGGGGCATATTAATCATAGGATTTTTTGAAGCTTGTTAACCCGACTGAGACTCGTTTTATACGGAATATCAAAGATCGGAGGTTTTCCCAATAATGGGGGACCTCCCTCCTTCGATCTGAATTTCCGGAAGTACTTTAAAGAGCTTATAAAGGGGAAATTTTGAGTAGATCTTTTTCTTTTATAGAGTATTATGTTTAAACAATGAGTGAAAAGACTTCTATAGATCTATTTCAAGAGTATCATCAAAAGATAGAAGAGTTTCTTAAAATTGATGAACTTAATATGAAAGATGCTCAAATGTCTTTACCTTCCGTTCGTCATTATTGGGTGGGACGGCTTATGTTTCATAAACAGCAAATTAATAAACTTAAAAAAACAAAAGAAAAAGCAAATAAGGCTCTAAGAGTTAAACTTGAACATGAATCTCCAATTGGATTAAGTCCAAAAACAATTGCTGATTCAATTTCTCAGCACGAAATAATGCAAAAAATAGAGGAGGAAATTACCAACAACGAACTTCTTGTTGAATACCTTTCTAAAGTGGAAGCCAATTTAAGAGATACCCAATATGGTATGAATAATCTTACTAAAATTATAACTTTAGAAACTACCTAATGATTGTTGAGTTTGTTTATGATACTGTGGCAAGAAAACCACAAATTGTTTCTGAATATTTAAATCAGATTAGAGAGCTGTTTTCTGTTGAAGATAAAGCTCTTGTTTTTATGCGGCGTCGAACAGGTAGATCTAACATGCCCGTTCGAAAATATGCTATTACAAACAAAGGACATTTTGACGCTCCTTTTTTTAAAGTTATATGTGATAATATTCTTTTCAACTTTCCTTCTTTACAGATTAAAATTAATAAGGAACTAAATGATAGGTTATTTCCTGGTCGTATAGCTATTGAACCCGAGCAGCTGAGTCTTACACCTAGGGATTATCAATTAGATTCTGCTACAAAAGCTCTTCTTAACGGCTATGGAGTAATTGTTCTACCCACTTCAGCTGGCAAAACTCTTACTATTGCTTTAATTGCTTCCACTGTAGTTTTGCAGAAAAAGTATAACGTGCTAATTTTAGTACCAAACATTCAACTCGTAGAGCAGACGTATAAAGATTTTATAGAATATGGAATTGAATCTAATCTCATTTCGAGATGGACGGGAAGTCATGAATATCAATCTACCTCAATTGTAATTGCAAATAATCAAATTTTGCTTTCTAAAACTCAAAATATTTCTGTACTTGATAAATTTAATGTAGTTGTATGCGACGAAGTCCACAAAATTTCAACCGCAGATAAAATAGCTAAGCTTGTTAAAGGATTAAAAGCTAAACATAAATTTGGGTTTACTGGCTCTTTACCTGAGAACAATTTTGATAAATGGTCTATTAATAGAATTTTTGGACCAGTAATTTATGAAAAACTTTCTATAGATTTAAGACAAGACAAATTTATTTCTAATGTTAAGGTGGTTGGACTCGAAATAGAATATAAAAATATTCCGGAGTTTACCAGACCCTCTATGGCCGAACCTACTGCGGGATACACCGAAGAGACTGAATGGCTTCATACTAACGAGTATAGAAATTCCGTTATGGCTAAAATAGTCAATAAATTAAAAACTAACACTTTGGTACTAGTTGATCGCATTGTTCACGGAGAGTATCTCTTGCAATATTTTAAATCTTATACGGACAAACAAGTTTATTTTATTCAAGGTTCTGTTGAAGTTGAAGAACGAGAAAAAATGAAAGAAATTATGGAAGAATCTACAAACGTTGTATGCATTGCAATATCAAATATTTTTTCGACTGGTATTTCTATTAAGAATCTTCATAATATCGTTTTTGCTTCTATTGGAAAAGCCCGTATTAAGATCATCCAATCAATTGGGAGAAGTTTACGTTTACATCATACAAAAGAGATTGCAACTATATTTGACATTGCAGATGTGTGTTTAACTTACGGATACAAACATTACGAGGAAAGAAAAAAATTATATCAATCTGAAAATATACCACTATCTACAACAAAGCTTGTTGAAAAATAAACTAATACAAATATAATGAACAACATATGACTGAGAGTCCAAATCCTCAAAAAAGAGTTACAAGAACCAAAGAAGAGTTAAAAGACGTGTATATTGATCCAATTGAAATGGAGACTCTAATAATTGAATATTACGCCTCAAATACAGATACTATATCGGACAAGTTAGCTGAAATGATACAAATGATTGCTGTGCGCCTGGGTCTTGCTAGAAATTTTTATTCATACAGCTTTAAGACTGAAATGCAAGGAGATGCTATTGTTAAAATGATGACTGCTCTGAGGAGAAAGAGGTTTAAATGTGGAGAAGGTTACAATCCATTTTCATATTTTACAAAAGTGGCTTATCATGCTTTTCAAAATTGTATTAAAAAATCAAAAAAAGATTTTGATACACTAAAGCGATATCAACAAGAGATATACGAAGACAATGTATGTAGTGGTTATATTCCTGCAAGAAAAAATATAATTGGTTATTCAAACGATGATTCTAATCAACATGATTCAATTGCAGATTAATCCTAAAAACAATAAAGTATTATTTTTTTCTGATTTACATTTGGGAGTTCATCAAAATTCCCAAACGTGGCACAACATTTGTATTGATGTTGCATCGTGGATTAACTCTGTAATGATAGATAACAAATTAGATACTATCTTTTTTGCTGGTGATGTATTTCATGACAGACACGAAATAGGAGTCAATACACTTCATGCGGCTAAAAGATTTTTTGACATTCTTAAAGATTATCAAATTCATATACTTCCAGGCAATCATGATGCTTTTTTATCTTCTACTGTTGAAGTAAATTCCGTAGAAATTCTTGCGCGAGATAATATATTTGTTTACACGACTCCAACTACTATTAAAGCTGGAGAAAAGTTAATAACATTTTGTCCATGGAAAACTAACGTGAAGGAGTTAAAAAAAGTTGATATGTTAGTAGGGCATTTTGACATTATTAATTTTAAAATGACAGCAAACAGAATTTGCGAACATGGAGAGTCTCCTTCTTCTTTATTAGAAAAAGCTGATGCAATTGTTACTGGACATTTTCATACTAGAGATTGCAGAATGTATGATAACAAATATATATTATATACTGGAGCTCCTTACGAAATGGACTTTGGAGACCGAGGTCAATTAAAAGGAGTATCTATTATAGATTTAGATAATTTAAATAACATCAAGTTTGTTGAAAACACCGTCACTCCTAAACACTATCGCTTGAAAATTTCTGAACTTATTCAGAAACAATACAAAGATCTTCCAGCAATTATCAAAGACAATATTATTAGTATATATGTTGATACTAAATTGGATGCTCTGACTCTCGACTTACTTGTGTCTAAATTGACTCAATATAATCCTTTGCAGTGTAGAACTGAATTTAATATATTAGATGCTGCTCAGACTAGTACTAACGATGTTAAAAAATTATCAATTGATATTGAGACAGCATTTCAAGAATTTGTAGAACACGTAGAAACCCGAGCTACAAAAAAGGAAGTACTTGACAAATGTTTAGAATTGTATAAGCTATGTCAAACATCATATGAGTAAAAAGCAAGAAAAAATAGGCGTTGGTATTGTTACGCATGAAAGACTTCCTTATTTACAGGGCCTCTTAAAAAGTTTAGATCCCTGCAGAGATGTTATTAACGAATTGGTTGTAGTAAACGACGGAAAACCTATTGAAGAATTTTCTTTATCTTTTGGTATATGGCTTCAAAATGAAACTAATCAGGGAGTAGCTAAATCTAAAAATAGAGCAATGAAGCATCTTCTTAATCAAAATTGTGATTATATTTTTATTATTGAAGATGATATGGTTATTAAAGATGAGTCAATTTTTCAGAAATACGTAGAAGCTTATAAGGTCAGTGGAATTCATCATTTTAACTATGGTCCAGGATCTCCTTTTAATCGCAAACAAACTATTAAAAATTTTGATTTACACAACAGACATTTGCTGGACGAAAAATCAGAACCAAATCCAAAATTAATTGTAGATTATAAAACGTGCAAGATTGCTCTGTATGAGCACACGGTAGCAATGTTTTCTTTTTTTACAAAAACGTTGCTAGAACAAGGTTTAGGTTATATGTGCGAGGATTTTGACAATTGTTGGGAGCACGTGTCTAGCACAAATTATATTATTAAAGCTGGATACCATCCTCCTTTTTGGTGGTTTGCTGATTTAGCAAATAGTCACGAACTAATTGAAGAAGCTCCAGGAGCAATTGAAAATTCTTCTATTGCTAAAGACAAGACGGAGTGGATGAAAAAGGTAGCTGTTGGTAGAGAAATTTACAAGAAAAAACATGGTTATTATCCAAACCAACCCCCTCTTCATACAGAAGATCAAGTAGTACAAATCCTTAAAGAATTAAGAAAGAAAAGAAAATGAACGAAATTATTACTTTTGGAAAAGGATATAAATTAAACAGTGGTATTAAGGTTTTTGTAAAAAGTGCTAGGAGATTTTGTGATAAACTAACAATTATCAGCTCAAATTTGAGTCCAGAATTAATAGACTTTTTAAAAACAAATGATGTCAATATTATTGAATCTGATGAAATAGCTAAACAATTCAACGTAGATGTTACAATTTCTCCTTATACTTTAAAGGTTATTTTCTTTTATTTGTATTGTAAACATTATTGTAAAAGTTCAAAAGTGTATTTGTGTGACTTTACAGATCTTTGTTTTCAAAAAAATCTATTTAAATTAATAATAGATTCAAAACCGTATGTAACTAGTGAAAATTTTTTAATATCTAACTGTCGAACTAATACTACTTGGATTAATTTATGTTATAATTCTGATGTATATAATTTGTTAAAAAAATACGAAATACTAAATGGCGGAAGTATTTTAGGAGAACTAGCTGGAGCTACGGCGTTACTTAAAGAAATGTGTGCCGATATGACACAAATTATTTCCCGAATTGGCAATTATCAAAATATTGATCAAGCTTCCTTAAACAAAGTAATATATTTTGATAAAATTAGATATAATATATTGAACAATTTAGAAATAGCTAATTTAGCTCATTTTGAAAATTCTGTAGTGACTTTAGATAAGGACAAAGTAACAATTAATAACAGAGAACCTTATGTTCTCCATCAATATGATGTAATCAAACCATTAGAGACGTTTTTGTATGACCAATTTAAATAACAAATTTGATATCATTGTTTTATCTTTAGTTGTTGATAATAAAACATTCAATGTAACAAAAAATTGCATTAATTCTTATATTAATACGGCTGATGATATTATTAATAAAATTTTTGTAGTTGAAACTAATTCAGATTTTGAGGGCTGTTATGATCAACCTAAAGTGGAGGTTATTAAACCCAATAAGCAATTTAATTATAACAAATTTTATAATATTGCTTTAGCTAAATGTGAAGCAGAATTTGTATTTGGACCAAATAATGATTTAATTGTTGAACCTAATTGCTTACAAACAATTCTTAATGAATTTAATTCTAATTTGAATGTACACTCTATTTCCCCTGTTGATAGAAACTGGCACAGGCATAGCAAATTGTATCTTCCTTCTGAAAACAAACTTTATTATGGCAGCGAAGTTTCTCTTCACATGTTTGGGTGTTCATTTGCATGCAGAAGATCTATATTTAACACTATAGGTTATTTAGATGAAACTTTTTACTTCTTTTATCAGGATAATGATTATATTATGTCTTTAGAAAGATGTGGATTTAATCACGGAGTTCATACAGGAGCTTGTATAGCTCATCAATCTGGCCAATCTAATGCTTATGCTGAAGAGCGGTTAAAATACACTTCTAAAAATATGAATGAACAAGGAGATTTGTTACTAAATAAATGGAACAAAGAGCCTTTTAAATCTGGAGGATATAGAAAATTTAAAGAATACAAATGAAAAATATAGCATTTCATTCAAATCAATTAGGCATAAGAGGAACAGAAGTCGCTCTTTATGATTATGCCGTATACAACGAGACAATCTTGGGCAATAAGTCATACATTATTTCTGATGGAAACAATAATTTAGAAACACTTCAAAAATTTAAGGATAGGTTTGAAGTTTTTCTATACAATAAATTTGAAGATTGTTTTTCCTTTATAAAAGAAAAAAACATAACCCATATATACTATCCAAAAGCTGGAGATAGAGATGGCAAACTTGTTCCTGGTATTAGAAATTTAATACACGTTGTCTTTCAGCATAAAGACGTACACGGAGACGTGTATTGCTACATTTCGGAATGGTTAGCTAGTAAACTAAACATGGCTGGAGCATATGTTCCGCACATTGTTAATATGCCATCTCCAACCAAACACTTTAGAGACAAATTAAACATTTCTTCAGATTCAATTGTAATAGGAAGACATGGAGGATTCAATGAATTTGATTTGCCGTTTGTTCATAAAGCAATATATAAAGCATTGGAAGTTAGACCAGATTTAATATTTTTGTTTATGAATACTAGACAGTTTGGTCCTTCTCATTCAAATATTATTTTTGTAGAAGGGACATACAATCTACAGCATAAATCTAATTTTATTAATACATGTGATTATATGATTCATGCTAGAAGTCACGGGGAAAGTTTTGGATTAGCAATCAGTGAATTTTTGTTTCACGATAAACCAGTCATTAGTTGGAAGGACGGCTTAGATCAAAATCATATATCTATGATGAAAGATAAAGGATTTTGGTACAACGATTTTAATAGTTTACTAGAATTATTAAAAGACCTTAAATTAACCAAACAAGAAGCTGGAACATATAAAAGTTTAGTACAAGAATATACTCCGGAAATTGTTATGGAACGTTTTAATAAAATTTTCTTATCGTAAAAATGCAGCAATTTTAAGTCCAACTTCTATTACATCAGCTAAACACACCGCATAACATAGAATTAAAAAAATTTTAAAATTATTATGAAAATTTTATATATTACTAAAGGAGATCACGTAGATTATCAAAATGATTGTTTGCTTATTGGACTTAAAGAATTGTTTGGAGCAGATGTAGTGGATTACAATAAACAATCTCACAACTACGTTACGTATGATGAACAGGCTGCTAAAAAACTCTACGGAATGGGAATGTCGGTAACACGCGTGTTGCCTGATTTAGATGTAGACAGAACAGATATTACATCAAAAATAAAAAACAAATACTTTAATTTAATTGTATACGGATCAATTTGGCGATGCAATGACTATATTAATGAAATTTTAAAATATTATTCTCCAAATAAAGTAATTGCTGTTGATGGAGAGGATGAAATTAATATTCATCCTTCATTTAATTTGGGAATTCTTTATTTTAAAAGAGAATTAATTTCCAAATATAATAGAATGTTTCCTATTTCTTTTGCTATACCTACAACAAAGGTAAATTTTAATAAAAATAAAACTAAAAATTTTGCACACATTACTCCTTTAGATAAAAGTACATACATTTACAATAATGAACTAGATTATTATAAAGATTATAGCGAAGCTCGGTTTGGAACAACTTTAAAAAAAGCTGGCTGGGATTGCATGAGACATTACGAAATTTTAGCAAATGGGTGTCTTCCGTATTTTTTAAATTTAGAAAAATGCCCAGAGCTTACCATGCAATCTTTTCCAAAACAACTTTGTATATCTGTTCTAGAACAAATTGGCAAAACTTCTGCAGAAAAAGTATATACAGATTTAATTGATAAAGTAGAAGAACATGTCCTAAATAACAACACAACAAAAGCTCTTGCTAATTATTTTATAAACACAATTATTTCCTATGAAACGCTTTGACATTATTAATCATCTCATTAAAACACACAATTATAAGACATATCTTGAGATTGGAACTCAATTTGGAGATTGCTTTAAACAAATTGTAATAGACTATAAAGAATGTGTAGATCCTCAAAAATGTTATGATGGACTTACTCACGAAATGACCTCTGATGATTTTTTTGCTCAAAATACAAAAACTTTTGACATCGTGTTTGTAGATGGTCTTCACCTTGAAGAACAATCTACTAAAGACATTTTAAATTCTATTAAAATCCTTAATAAAGGAGGCTCTATTGTTGTACATGATTGTCTCCCTCATTGTGAAGAATTCATTCAAGTATGTTGGAACGGAACTACGTATAGATCTATAATAGATCTTCGTTATAATAACCCTGAATTAAATATTTGTGTAGTAGATACTGACTGTGGATGTGGAGTCATTAAAACAGAGCCCCTACTTCAAACCGTATATGATGCGGTTCCGTTAAATGTTGCTAAAACGTATTACTACTACGAAAAACACAAAACTAACTTAATGAATGTAATTAGTGTGGATAAATTTCTGAGCACATTTGCTTAAAACTAGTTGATGAATTTCTGTTGTAGTATATAGTCAGGCTTAAATGCGCTTTGTTACATTTAAAGCCTTAGAAGGCAAAAACTTTTTATCATTTGGAGATACTCCAGTTCGCGTAGATCTGCGTCCCGGAGTAAATGCTATTATAGGAACAAATTTAGATAAAGAAGATTCTAAAAATGGGTCTGGAAAGTCAAGCACTCTAGAGTTACTCTATTATTCCTTATATGGAACAACTCTTAGAGAAATTTCTAAAGATCATATTCAAAATAGCATAACAAAAAAACGGTGTGAAGTATCTTTGGAGTTTGATCTAACATCAAATAATACTACAGATTCTTATAAAATTATTCGGATGTTGAATCCGTCTAAATGCACGCTTCTAAAAAATGATCAAGATATTACTAGATCGACTTTAGCTAAGACAAACGCATTAATTCAAGAAATTATTCATACTCCTGCTACGGTGTTTCAAAATTCTGTAATTATGTCCGTAAATACAGCATTGCCGTTTATGGCTCTGCCTAAAACAGACAAACGCAAATTTATTGAAAGCGTTCTTGGGTTGGAAATTTTTACTGAAATGGTATTAAGAGCAAGAGATAACTATTCTTCAGTCAAAAAAGATTATGAAACTAAATACGTTTTATTTGAAAGAGCTCAAACGGAACTTGAATTTAATCAATCCCAATTTGACAACTATGAGAATCTAAAACAAGAAAAAATAAACAAGCTTCGAGAAAAGCAAGGCAATTTAATCAGAGATATTAAAATTCTTGCAAATAAAATTGTAGAACCTAAAGTTACTTTAGAGGAACTAAAAGAAGAACAACAAAAAATTGAATCCCAATATCCTGAGCTCAGAAAAAAAGAAGATCAAGTAAAGAGCAAAATTAATCAATTAAAATCGGATATTGTTTTCGAAACAAAACAATTAACTCAATTACAAAACACAAAAGATAAATGCCCCACATGCAAAAGAGATTATTCTGAAGAGCACGTAGAGCATGCTTCTAGATCTATACAAGAACATAACAGCAAAATTGCTAAATTTATCGAAGAAGAACTCCAATATGCAAATGTGCTTGATAAGATCAATGACAAATTTAAAAAACTAAAAGAACAACTAGACACAATTCTAGTTAATACTCTTGCTGTTAAAGAGGATATTGGAAATAACAAAACATATCAAGTTAGTATTGACCATTTAGAAAAAAATCTTAAAGAAGTTGAGGAAGATATGTTTGTTGTTAATACTGAACAAAACAATGAGCTTAAAGGTAAAATATCTACCCTAAAAACGTTTGTAGAAGATTCTAAAGCTGATGTAGATAAACTTAACAACGAGCTTAATATATTAGAGACAGTTAAATTTGTCATTTCAGAAGAAGGTATTAAATCGTTTATTGTTAAGAAAATTTTAACAATTCTTAACTCCAGAATTGCTTATTATCTTAAAAAATTAGAAGCTAATTGTTTATGTCAATTTAATGAGTTTTTTGATGAAGAAATTATAGATGAAAACGCCCAACCAAAATCGTATTTTAATTTTTCTGGTGGAGAACGCAAGCGAATTGACCTGGCTTGCCTTTTTGCTTTTGCTGATATCCGTCGGTTGCAGGGTGATATAAATTTTAGCACAGTATTCTATGATGAATTGCTGGACTCCTCATTAGACGACAAAGGGGTATCTTTGACTCTTAAAGTGCTCCGCGAAAGATTTACTGAAAACAATGAATCTTGCTATATTATTACACATAGAGGTCCGGAAGTGACAACTAAAGCAGAACATACTATTCATATAATAAAAAGAAACGGCATATCCACTATTAGCAATTCCTGATATGAAAGACAAAATATTTGTACAAATAGCCTCTTATAGAGATCCAGAATTAATTCCAACGTTGGATAGTTGTATTAATAATGCATCTCATTCAGAAAATTTAATTTTTTGTGTTGCTTGGCAACACGGACCAGAAGAAACATTAACAAAATATTTGAACAATCCTGCATTCAAAATTATAGACATTCCTTTTAATGAAAGCAAAGGAGCGTGTTGGGCTCGCAGTTTGATTCAACAAAAATATGATGGAGAAGAATTTACATTGATGTTAGATAGTCATCACAGATTTGCTAAAGATTGGGATATTACATTAATAGAAATGTACAAATCTCTTCAATTAAAAGGTCACAAAAAACCTCTAATAACTAGTTATATTCCTAGTTATAATCCTCAAAACGATCCTGCAGAAAGAGTTAAAAATCCATGGAAAATGAATTTTGATAAATTTATTCCTGAAGGAGCAGTATTTTTTATGCCCGCTTATGTTACGGATCCTAAAGAATTAGCTGAACCTATTCCAGCTCGTTTCTTTTCTGCGCATTTTTGTTTTACTTCTGGCCAATTTTGTAAAGAAGTTCCCTATGATCCCGAATATTACTTTCATGGAGAAGAAATTTCTTTAGCAGTAAGATCTTTTACATGGGGATATGACTTGTTTCATCCTAATAAAGTAGTTGCTTGGCACGAATATACAAGAAACAACAGAATTAAACAATGGGATGACGATAAGCAATGGTGGATTAAAAACGACAATTGTCACAAACGAAACAGAATTTTATTCAAAATGGATGGTATTACAGAAGAAATTGATTTTAAAGAATACGGATTTGGTCCAGTTAGGACTCTAACGGATTACGAAAAATATGCAGGAATATCTTTCAAACATAGAGCTGCTCAAAAACACACTTTAAACAATTTAAATCCTCCAAATCCAAGTTTTTCTACAGAAGAAGAGTTTGAAAAATTATTCCTCAACTAGACTTTAATAAAGATTCTTCTAATTACAAGCATGACAACATCCGTTCAGATTGGTATCAAAAATCTTCCAGGAGCTCCTTTAGGTATGCCAATTGGTGTCCCGTCTCCACAATATGCCCAACAACAAACTTCTTCGTCTCCAGCTGTACCTCCTCCAGCAGTGCCAGGAGAAGGATTAAAGCGAGCTTTAAATTATCTTGCTGATTATGGAGGTTGTGGCTACTATCGCTGTATGGCTCCAAACTTTTTATTAAATTTATATCAAAAAGCGGTAGTTGTAGAATCTACTGCAATGATCTTAGATCCTAGATTTTATGGAACAGTTCAAGCAATTAAATTTCAACGGCAGGCCACTCCTCAACAAAAAGAATTTGTTAAGGGATTAAAAGAATTATCTAAACAGACTAAGACTAAGTTAATTTATGAAGTAGACGATGTTATCTTTGCGGAAGACATTCCTATGTACAATCGTAACAGAGGAGCATTTACATCAAACGAAATTCAAAATTCTATTAAAGAAATTTTATCCACTATGGACGAAATTGTGGTTACGTGTGATTATTTTAAAGACTACATGATTGAAAAGTCAGGTAATAAAAACGTTACCGTAGTTCCAAATTATTTAATGAAATGGTGGTTTGATCGCTATTACAATCTTGGAGACTTGATTAAAAAATACGAAAAGAATAAAAAGAAACCAGTCATTGCTATATTTGCTTCTGGTACTCATGTTGATGTATTAAACAAAGTTAACCAACAAGATGATTTTGCAGCAGTAGTAAATCATATTATTAAAACACGCACAGAGTTTGAATGGCATTTTTATGGTTCTCATCCTTTGCCATTAAAACCTTATATTGAAAGTGGGCATATAAAATTCTTTCCATGGGTTCAGTTGCCAGATTTTGCAGAAACTATGGCAAACTCTGGAGCTCAAATGACGTTTGCTGCTCTACAAGATAACAATTTTAATCGTTGTAAGAGCAATATCAAATTAATTGAAGCTGGAGCAATTGGAATGCCTTGTGCTTGCCCAGATATGGTTACATACAAAGATGCTTTCTTAAAATATAAAACTGGAGATGAATTTATTGATTGTTTGAAAACAACTCTCAAAAATCAAAGCACTTATGCAGAGCAATGTAAAAAAGCTCGAGCTCATGCTGAAAAGTTTTGGTTAGATCACGAACACAATCTAATGAAGCACTACGAAATATACTTCACTCCGTTTGGTTCTAAAGATCAAATATTTAGCTTGATTTGTCCAAAAACATAAAGGAATATATAGGCAATGTATCGTGCTGCCACATATAATCCGTTCAATGAATCCATATTTTTGCGCACATGGTCTGCAGATGGAGACAGAATAGACACTGAAATTAATTTCAGACCATACTTATATCTCGAAAAGGAGGATGCTGCTGACGCTACATCTATTTTTAAAACATCTTTACTTAAAAAAACGTTTAAAAATAGTATTGAACGGAGAAAGTTTGTAACAGGAACTTCTAATAATCGATTGTTTCACAATCTTAGTCCAGAACAACAATTTTTAATTGATATGTTCAAGGATCAAAATGGAAATCCTGAGTTTTCTCAGTTTCCTCTTAAAATATTCTTGCTAGATATTGAAGTAGATACGACCTGTGATCCAGGACATTTTCCTGTTCCAGAAAAAGCTGCAGTACCAATCAATCTCATTACAATTTATGACACGCTAACAAAAGCTACTCACACGTGGGGATTGCGGGAACAATACACTCCAACTATTCCAAATTGCATATACCATCGATGCAAAGATGAACAGGATTTGGTTCTACAATTTGTAGATTTCTGGAAGTCTGATTATCCAGACATTGCTTCCGGTTGGAACAGTAGTGGGTTTGATTTTCCTTATATTATTAACCGATTCATGAGGTTGTTTGGAGATGACTTCATTAATCAGCTTTCTCCTGTAAGTGTGGTTAGATCCCGTAAAGTTTTTACGGATATGGGAAAGGAGACAACTATTTGGTCAATTAATGGAATTTCTTTAATTGACTATATGGATCTGTATAAAACTTTTTCTCCTGGGGAAAAGGAATCGTTTAGTCTCAATTATATTTCAGAGCTTGAGCTTGGCGAAGGTAAGATTGCTTACAACGCAGTTAGTCTAGGAGAACTAGCTCACACGGACTGGAAACTGTTTGTTGATTATAATATTCAAGACGTTCATCTTCTGGTTAAACTTGAAGAGAAACTCAAGTTTCTTGAAATTGCTCGAATGCTTTCTTATAAAGGTTGTACAAACTTCGAAGCAGCTCTTGGTAAAGTTTCTATTGTAACTGGAGCAGTAGCCATTCAAGCTTCAAAACAAGGTTATATTATTCCGACGTTTCCTAATAAAATGGATCGAGAGTCTTATGAAGGAGGATTAGTTCGAGATCCTGAAAAGGGAATTCAAAAAGCAATTGTGAGTTTTGACGTAAACTCGTTGTATCCAAATACAATTATTACTCTCAATATTTCACCAGAAACTAAACTCGGCAAAGTAGTCGAGGGAGATTATAAAGCAGGAGAAGAAGTTTCTTTGAGACTAATGAATGGCAAAATTCACAAATTGTCTGCTGATAAATTTGTAAAGTTTTTGACTACTGAGAAAGTGTCTTTGTCTCAAGCCGGTGTTCTATATTCCCAAAAATCAAAAGGAGTAATTCCAAATCTTATTGATGAAATTTATAAAGAACGTGTAGAAGCAAAGAATCAATTAACAAAACTCAAAAAATCTGAGAAAAAAGATAGAGAAAGTTTTTTAAAACTCACTTATTTTGATACTCTGCAATATACTTTAAAAATTCTACTCAATTCCATTTATGGTACATTTGCAAACAAACATTCTTCTTTAATGGACATTGATAACGCCATGTCTATTACAATGACTGGCCAAAGCGTTGCAAGAGCTGGTGGAACTATTTTAGACGACTATGTAAGAGACGTGCACGACATTAACGAGTCCATTACCAAATATGGGGATACGGATTCAATAGTTGGAGACACAATCATTCAAACTAATTTAGGATCGCTACCAATTGAGACTCTATATGAAAACTTTAAGGACTCTAAAAGATTCTACACATTCAAAGGACATGAAATAGTAGATGTAGAAAACAAGCACATAAAAGTCCCCACGTTTTATTCAGACAAAAAAACAGCCGGTTGGGGAAACATTAAAAACATAATACGGCACAAAGTTTCTAAAAAGAAATATAAGATTGTTGCTGGAGGAAAAGAAGTGATTATGACGGAGGATCACGGATGCATGGTATTGAGAGATGGTAAATTAATAAGAATTGCTCCGGCTGATATCGATATTGATACAGATAAAATGATTGTTTTAAAATGACAGTGTATGAAGACACAAAAAAATAAGCAGTGTCAGCATAAGTAATAATGTTATGCAAAACAAAAATACTAAAACAAAAGTAAATGAATTAGATCCCAACACGTTTGTGGTATGTCATGAATGTAATACAAAGCATCCTCAAATCACCCATACTCACCTCAAACGATCACATGGAATGAATCTTGACCAATACGTTGCTAAATATAGTTTAACAAAAACTGATCTTTCATGTTTTAATGTTAGAGATCTCAGAAAAGCAACTTTAGCTAATATGATCAAAAAATACGGAGAGAAAGAAGGAAATATTAGATGGGAACAATATAAACAAAAACAAGCCTTTAGTAACAGTTTTGAATATAAACAACAAAGATATGGATGGACTAAAGAAAAATTTGATGAATACAATAACAAAAGAGCATCAACAAAACAAAATTTTGTTAAAAGACACGGAGTAGAAGAGGGAACTAAGAAATGGAATGAATACCGTAAACGTCAAAGTTATGCTGGTGTCACAGAAGACTATTTTATTGAGAAATATGGTTCAGTAGAAGGTGCACAAAAGTTTAAAGAAGTATGTTCAAAAAAAGGTAATAGCATTGATACGTTCATTGCAAGACATGGAGAAATTTTAGGAAAAGAAAAATGGGAAAGGTTGTGTGAAAAACAATCTCAGTATAGAAGGCAGTCTATTTTAGCAAATAATCTGTTCAATGAAATTTTAAACAATCTACCTGAAACAATGCATAGTACTATATTCTTTGACTCTAAAAATCACGAATACTTCTTTGCAAAAAAAGGATACAAAACATTATTTGTGGATTTTTATTGTGCTTCCTCAAAAAAAATCATAGAATTTGCTGGAGATTACTGGCACGGAAATCCTAACATTTATGTGCCTGAATATTTTATCAAACAAGCAAACGCCACTGCTGGAGACCTTTATTTATACACGTTGCAAAAAAACAATATTTTGCAAAATGTTCATGGTTGTAAAGTCTTATTAATCTGGGAAAGTGAATACAAGAAAGATAAAGAGAAGGTAATTCAACAGTGTTTAGATTTTTTAAATGAATAACTTATTTGACTATGAAGTAGCTGACATTACCTCTGTAGAACATATTGGGGAATTTCAAGACGAATATGTATACGACATTGAAATGTCTGATGATACAGAGCATACGTTTTTTGCTAATGATATATTGGTGCACAATTCTGTTTACATCAGCATCAATCCTATATTGCATAAACTAAATATTCCTTTAACTATTGACAATAAGATTACTGAGGAAGTACATTCAATTGTAAATAAACTAGATGAGCATGTTAATATAGAAATATTAAAGTGGGCTCGTAAAGAATTGTTTTCAATTGATCCTCGTTTTGTTTTTAAACGAGAAATTATTTCTGACGTAGGAATATTCCTTCAAAAGAAGCGATATATTCTTCATGTGTTAGACGAAGAAGGAGTAGCTGTAGATAAATTTAAATATACAGGAATTGAACTTGTTCGCTCTACTACTCCCAAAAAGGTTAAAAAGTTTATCGAAAACATTATTAAAACTTCTTTACTCACTCAAGATTTTAAACAATCAAATGAAGTATATAGAACTAGCTATGATCAGTTTCAAAAGCTTGATCCAAACGAGATTGCTTCCAGAACCTCTATTAATAACTTAGAAAAGTACGCAGAAGGAGCTTCTTTATACAAGTATAAAAAAGGAACTCCTTCCCATGTTAAAGGAGCTATTGCATACAATATTCTTATTAAGGAACACAAAATTGACGACAAATATGAAGCAATCCAATCTGCACAAAAAGTCAAAAAGTTATACTGTGCTAAAAACAAATATGGACTAGATGCAATTAGCTATGTTTCAACGCTTCCAGAAGAATTTGGAATTAAAATTGACTGGGATAAGATGTTTTCTAAGCTAGTAACTCAACCAACGGAGCGTTTGTATGAAGCTATTGGTTGGTCTCTTCCTGAAATTGGAAAAGATGTGCAAACTGATTTATTTGAAATGTTTGGTTTATCTTAATATGCATTACTCTGAAAAATTATTTGAGTCTTTAACAACTAAAGAATTGCATTCAACTTTGGACAGTATTGCTGACAACGACTGGTATGTTGAAGATTTTTCTCGCACTCAAATGTTGAAAGATTTTCTATTCATGCTTGAAATTTATGATCTCGTATTTGTCGCTGCTGATGAAAGGATCTTACTTACTAGCAGTGGAAGAAAAACACTGCTTTATTTAAATGATCTGTTGATCTAAGTTTGTATTTTAGTAAACTATATAGGAATGAGTAACACAACAAACCCACTAACAGTATTTCTAGACAATATTGGTCGAACCATTATTGGAAAGACTCTTAAACAAGATGATACTACAGTCACGATTGAAAATCCTGCACTAGTTCATATTCAAGCTAACCCTCAAACTAATCAACTTCAGCTTCAAATTCTTCCTTTATTTTTTAAGGAATTTCAACTGGATAAAGATCAAGCAACGGTTTGGAATTTTAAAACAGCAAATATTACTGTTTCTGAAACAATTCAGCTTGCTCCGCAATTTGTTGCTCAGTATGAACAAATGTTTCAAACTACTCCTCCAGCTGCAGAACCCAAAGTAGTAAAACTATTTGATGAAGAATAATTTGTCAACTTAACACGTTTAAATTTAACGCGTTTGAAAGGGAGCTCAAAAGGCTCCCTTTTTTTGTTGATTTTCTCATATAAAAGAAGACAATAAATCTTGATATGAAAGAACTTAAAAACATTTTTGGTGACGTAGATAAAATGAATCCTGATGGAGGTATGCTTGACGATAGCTGCATTTCCACTCCATCCGATTGGATTGATACTGGATCTAAAGCATTAAACGCCATTATTTCCGGTTCCTTATACAAGGGAATTCCTTGTGGTCGCATTACAGGATTTGCTGGTCCTTCTGGTGCTGGAAAAACCCTTATTATTAACAAGGTGCTAGCTAATGCTCAAAAGAAAGGGTACATTGCTGTTATTTGGGATTCAGAAGTTGCGGTAGATAAAGACAGCGCTCGAAATGTTGGAATGGATCTTAAAAAAACAAAATATTATCCCGTAGAAACTATTGAGGAATGTCGCAATCAAATTAGTACTTTTTTGGATGCTGTTATTGCAGCTAATGATCCTAAATTGAAATTTATTATCTCAATTGATTCTCTTGGTAATCTTGCTTCTTCTAAAGAAATTGAAGATGCCCGTAAAGGTAAAGATGCTGCAGATGTTGGTCAGAGAGCTAAAGCTACCAAGAGCATGATGCGCTCTATCACTTATAAAGCTGCAAAAGCAGGAGTTCCTATTCTATTTTCAAATCACATTTATGAAGGAATGGAAATGTTTCCGAGTCTAATTAAAAACCAGGCAGGAGGTAAAGGTCCAATTTATCTTGCTTCTGTTCTTGTTCAGCTTTCTACTCGCAATGAAAAGGCGTCTGAGAATCCTGACGAAGACAACATTGCAATTTCAAATAATGTGTCTGGAGTAACAATGAGTGCTATGACAGTTAAGAACCGTGTTGTTCCTCCGTTCTTGAAGACTGAATTGTATCTCAACTTCAAGACCGGACTAGATGTTAATACGGGATTGTTTGATCTTGCTCTAGCTCTTGGAGTAATTGAGCAGGCTGGTAAGACCTATCAGTTCAATGGAGAGAGTGTGGGATACAGAAAAAATATCGAAAAAGATCCAATTTTTTGGGATAAAGTTTGTCCTCTTCTTGAACAAAAACTTTCAGAAGAACTTCGTTATGGGGCAGTCGATTCTAATGAAGATTTGAAGGAAGATGAATCCGAATAATGAGTAAACCCAAACTTTTGACTAAGCTTGATCTAGATTTCTTTGAAAATATTTTATTGTTTAATGCTCTTACTGATCAAGAATATTTAAGTTCTATTATTGGACATATTGACGTCTCATTTTTCAATGATAAAAGCATTGGAAAAGTGATGGGACGTCTTAACGAATTCTTTAACGAACGAGGTTGTGTACCAACTCTTTCGGAACTCAAAGCTCGTCTTATTTCTGAAGAGGATAAAAAAGCTTTGTCAGAAATTAAACCAAAATTAGCTCAAATTGAAGGGCCCTTCAATAAGGATGAACTTATTGAAAATACTGAAAAGTTTTTAAAAGAACGATATGTATACAAAACAATTCTTAGCGTAGCAGAAAATTTTTCAAACCAATCAGTTAAAATCGAAGAAGTCTTAGCAGATTTCGAAAAAGCTTATAATATTTCTTTAAGAGAAAATTTAGGTCATTGGTATTTTGAAGATATTGATAAACACGTTAAAGACCTAACAACTACATATAATCCAATTCCAACAGGATGGAAATTCTTTGATGATAAGACAGAAGGAGGGCTGTTTCCAAAGACGCTTGTTGTATTTGCAGGTCAAGTAAATGTCGGAAAATCAATTGTACTTGGTAACATTGCAACAAATATGCTTCTTGCAAACAAAAACGTGCTTCTTATTTCATTAGAAATGTCGGAGTTTATGTACTCAAAGAGAATTAGTTCTCAATTGACTCAAATTCCTCACGGAGAACTCAAGACATATACTCAAGAACTTAAAGAGCAAGTAGCTCATATTAAAAATCAAATACAAGGAAATTTAATTGTTAAAGAATTTCCTCCAAAGTCTATAACAGTAAGACACATTGATTCTTATATTACAAAGCTTAGACATAAAGGGTTTGTTCCAGACATTGTAGTTATTGATTACGTTAATTTAATTCATCCTATTGCTAAGAATCTGAATTCATATGAATCAGTAAAAGAGATATGTGAACATCTACGAGGACTTGCATTTAAGTATGATATTCCAATTGTATCGGCAACTCAATTAAATCGAGGCAGTTTTAATACTGCATCTCCGGGCATGGAAGGTATCTCAGAATCCATAGGTTTAGCTGCAACGTGTGATGTGATTTGTTCGCTTTGGCAAGAAGAAGAGGACAGAGAATTAGGAGTCATTAATATGGGATTTCAAAAAAATCGGTTTGGTCCTAATTTTGGTTCAGCGGCATTTAAGTGCAACTATAATACGTTAACATTAAAAGAAACTAATTCTGATTATTTTGCTTCCGATTCAGTTGAAGACAGTATACAAAGTGCTGAACGAACCCTAAATAATTTAATAGATGAATAATCAAAATATATTTTGCGTACATCACGGAGATTTGGATGGTATTGTAAGCTATCTTGTGTTATGCTGGGTATATGGCAAAAAAATTCCAAATCTAGTTACAACCCCAATGAAGCTAGAGCAAGATTACGACAAGGTTATTTCTTCTGGCAAAACTTGGGATAAGATTTACTTTTTAGATCTGGATGTATCTAAGATTGGAGAAAAAATTGATAACAAAAATACTATTATTTTAGATCACCATAAGACTAATTTGTACTCTTTTAAAAACGCTGTTACAAGAATTTATAATGAAACAAGTTGCGCTAAGCTAATTTATGACACTTTTTTTAAAGCTACAAACAAAAGCATTACTGCAGCTCAAAAAACTCTCATTGCATTAGCAGATGATTGGGATTCTGCAACAAAAGCTACTCCTCTTTCTGAACAGTTGAATATTGTCTATCATTCAATGACAGATAAATTTAATTCTTTTGTAGAAGATTATTATAATGGTTTTGTTCCATTTGATAAATTTAAACAAAATACAATTACTCTTTATAAGAAGCATAGAGCTGAATATATTAATGGACTGAACCCATTTATAGGTAAAATTGAATTTGAAGGAAAAAAAGACGTTAAAGTTGGAGCGGTATTTTGTGACAAATTTGTTCAAGAATGTTGTGATTGGCTCTTAACTACTTGTGATGTTGCTATTGCTGTTCTTTTAAACCAAAAACGTATAGCTGTAAGAAGAAATTCAAATGTCACTGATATTGATGTGTCTAAATTTGTTCAACGTATTGCAGGAGGAGGAGGGCACGAAGCAGCTGCTGGTGGTAACTTGACTGAGGAGTTTATAGAATTCACAAAGATGTTGAAACCTTCAGAATAAACCCTAATTAAAATAAATGGCCCAAGATACATTCATGGATTTAGAAAACTCTAATGCAGCTCCTTTTAATCAAATTCATTCAAAAGAATTTATTGAAGGGGTATTAAAAGCTGGATCTTTTATATCAATGGTAGAGAATAAGAAAATTAACACAACTGCGCTGTTTTCTTTGCTTCTAGAAAATTCTCATTATCAGGAATTTTTTACAGAAATTACATCTTCTAATTCTTTTAAAGAAGCCTTAATGTCTCTGTTGTATTTAAATCCAAGTCTAGTAAAATCAAAAATTACAAAGTCAGTAGTAAGAAAATTGAATGGAAAACTTAAACCAAATTACGGATCTGGAAAAGCATTTATTCAACAAACACCTAGCGGTATCCAGAAGCGAAAAAAATAAACCGTTTAAGTTAAGAAGAGATTTTAGTAATATTTTAAATACAGACAAACACAAATTCTTAAAAAAAATTTCTGTGCTCTTTATAAAACATCCGGAAATTAATCCAGATGTTTTTTTTAAAGCTCCATACAAACTATATCCAGATGTAGAATATTTTGGATTAGATTACTTCTCAACTATGAGAGCTATTAAATCTTATACTTTGTATAAGAAACAAATATTTCTTCAAGATCCGGATAGTCAGATTGATCAAGTAAAGGAATCATTGAAATTTATTGCAAATTTTTGTATAGAAAATAATTTATATTTTCATCAATATCCATATCATCGTTCATCTGATCTTTTTACTTGGATGCAACATTACAAACAAAATAAAATTAATGTGTATAGCGTAATGGAATTTACCAATATTTTTTCTTCTGTTAAGAGTTTGGCAGAAGATGTACAAAAATTCTTCGTGAGTGAGTTTGTAGAGCAATTTCAAAGCCTACATTTTATGTACAACAAATCTTCTCAATTAAAACCATACATTCAAAAAGCAGTACCTGTTCTTTCAAATTTTGTTGAAAAGCAGTTGATGTCCACCAAAAAGAACCTATAATAACAAATCTATGAGTATCAATACAAAATCCATGTTCGAAGCAATCAAACAGTCCCTTTCCTCTGGTAAAAATGAAGTAGGAGGTAACGGTCTATATAAAGAAATTCTAAAATTTACTACTGGTAATACTTACCAGGTCCGTCTTGTCCCTAATCCCAATTCTCCAAAGGAGACAATCTTCCATCACTACACTCACGGTTGGAACTCTAATGCGACTGGCAAGTACGTAACTGCGATGTGCCCAACTACGTTTGGAGACACATGTCCAATTGACGCTTATTACCTCAAAACTTACCGGAACGGTACAGACTCCGAAAAGGAATCTGCAAAGGTCCTTTCTCGTAAGGAAGGTTGGCTTGTAAATGTATATGTTATTTCCGATCCAACTAATCCTGAAAATGAGGGTAAGGTCAAAATTCTCCGCTACGGTCGGGAGCTTGCTAAGATTATAGAATCAGCTCTTGAAGGAGATGACTCAAAAGAGTTTGGAGTTGAAAGAGTATTTGACGTTCTAGGAGGAAGTACTCTCCGTATTAAATGTGAAAATCGTACTGAAAAGGGACGAGCTGCAAGCAAAATGGTCACTTATGCTTCTTCAAAGTTTCTTGGGACATCTGCGCTAGATCTTGATGAAGTTGATCTTCAAAAAATTTATGAATCCCTGCATGATCTCAAGGCCGTAAATAAACAAACTACCTCAGCTGAAATGCAAAGACTTCTTGACGAACATTTCTTCAATTTAACTACTGGTTCCGTTGTAGAAGAGGATGAAGAGGAACCAACTACGAAACAATTTCAGTCATTTACCTCAGATACCCCAACAAAATCTGTCAACAAACCTTCTGTATCTGATCTTAATGAAGAGACAGATGAATCTACAGACGAAGCTTTGAAGAAACTTCTTGCTGACCTCTAAGATTTAGATTATAATTGAATTACCTAAATATGGAATTACTTAAAAAAGCTAACGGTAACATTGCACGCACAGCAGAAGAAAAAGCTCAAATGATTGAGCAAGCTGCTGAGTATTATGGAAAATTTCTGACCTCCTTGGGGTTTGATTGGGCAGCCGATCCTCATTCAGCAAATACTCCTCGCAGAGTAGCTAAAGCTTGGGTGAACGATCTAATTTCTGGATCAATTAGTGCTGAACCAGAAGTTACGGCATTTCCTAACGACGAGGGATATACTGGTTTAATTTGTCAAACCCGTATTCCAGTATATAGCATGTGTGCTCATCACAATTTACAATTTCACGGTATGTGTCACGTGGCATATATCCCCGGTAAACAAACTACTGATATGGTTATTGGATTGAGTAAGCTCAATCGTATTGTAGATTTTTATTCCCGTCGTCCTAACATTCAAGAAAGTTTGACAAAACAGATTCACGACCATATTAATAGGTTGTGTGTAGGCAACAGAGGAACTGCTGTGGTGATTGAAAGTCAACACAATTGTGTAAAGTGCCGAGGAATTAGACATGACAGCATTATGAAGACTAGTCAGATGTCGGGATATTTTTATACAAATGAAATTGGAACGCGCCAAGAGTTCTTTAACTTAATTGATCAAAGTAGATTTAGTTCCTAATTTAGAATATGTTTCTAATGGTTAAAACTATTGTTGAAACACTTAAAAAATCCCTCAACTTAATTCGTAATATGTTTACCGAAGATAACTTAGCAGCAGCTAGCATTGCTCAAATATTTGGATCTGAGCTATTAAAAGTTCAGAATAGTGCTCAAACAGATTCCGGCCAGACTCCAAATATTGTTAACATGGATCCAAAAAGCTTTTTGGTTGGAAATACTCAACATCGCTCTAATCAAAAAATTGAAGAACAACGATTAATTAAGCTTTACAGCGAGAAGCTGAAGCTAGTCACCCATTACCTGACAATCAACATACTGCCTCTCTTCCTCAAGAATTACAACCAAATAAGGTAATCCTTGAAGGGGGCAGTATTCCATCAAGAGATCATATTGGCAATTCTTCTCAGTTTGTGTGGGAAAAAATTGCCAATAGCCTCGAAAGAATAGCAAACGCTGTTGATAAAGTTGACATTAAGCCCAAAAAGAAGACAATTAAACGTAAATTAAAAACCAGTAAAGTTGTGCTATTAAATGAATCTAACACTTAATAAAAACGAATTTGTTAATAATCTTCTTGGTCCAGTATCTAAACTTTCAGATAATCTTCTTTTAGATTTTCAGCCATCTGATTATAAATCAGGATGGGCTGCTAAGACTATTGTAAATTCGTCTGACAATTCAGTAATTCTTCTTGGAAATATTTCTTGCATTGTAACAGAACCGTTCCGGTGTGTTATTCCAGATTGTAAAACTTTTTTAAGATTATTTTCTGGAATTGATCAAGAACAAATTACTCTGAATATTGATTCAAATGTAATTAAATACAAAGACAAATCTTTTTCATTCAAATATCATTTGCTTGATGAAAGTTACATTGTAAATAAAAAATCTATTAGTGAAGAAAAATTAAATCAATTAACTTTTGATACTACATTTGTGATGACTAAACAAAAATTATCAGAAATTATTAAATTTAATTCAATTGTACCAGATGCAGAAAAAATTTACTTTGTATCAGAAGGAAGCAAAATCCTAGCAAAATTAGGAGATGAACAAAAAACTAATACGAACGAGATTGTAACAGAAATTTGTAAAGAATTTCAAGGAAGAGTGTTAGCAGATAAATTTCCAATCAATATTCAAAACATTCTTTTGTTTTCTTTTAGTACTGATGAAATTTTAATTAGTATAAATCATCAATTAAAAGTGTTCAAATTTTCTACTCCTAATTTAAGTTATATTGTTTCTGGACTTGTCAAGTAACAAAAGCTAAATACTTTTATGTCTAACAAAATAACAACTCTAGGATATACGTTAAAACGGCTTCGAGATTGTGGTTATATGGCAAATAAAGTTTTTGCTGAATATGGAGAAACCGATCCGAGATCGTGGACAATTATGATTGATCCTGGAGGTTCCTCTGTATTTTGTACGTGCTATATTAATGATCCATACATAGGAGAGACTTTTTTTGAATTATACGATGGTAATCAATTTATTCCTGGAAGATTAAAACTTAAAACCTCTTCTTTTGAAATTCTTATTGAGCATTTAGTAAAATACAATATTGTTGGAAACAAACCTTCTTTAAGAGAAGATACTTTGACAAACAATAATTAAGAGTTAATTACTTTTATGGCAAGGCCCAAAAAGAAAACTACTGATAATGAATCTCTTTCAGCCTCTGAAACAAAGTTACCAAAAGCTGAACAAATAAATATTGATAGATTGTTTGCTCAAGCTTTACTGCGGTATAAAGATGAAATAATTGCTGACAAAAAATTAAAGATAAAGGAAATATCTCACTTGTCTTTAATGGCAGAAGAATATTTGAGTTGTTTTGCTTTAATTGGATATTCCTTACAAAACGAGCAAGTAGTTGTATTTAATATGCCAACTCCTAAAGACGAGGCAGCTCTTGTTGATTTGCTGAGGTCTACGTTTTTAAACGTAGCTAGCGATCGCTCTTAATTACGTTAATGTCAGAACATAATTCAGAAGACATCAAATTAAACAAAGGTCGTCCAAAGGGTTCTAAAAATAAACCAAAACGAGGCAGGCCCAAAGGAGCAAAAAAGCCTAAAAAAGAATTAAGGCCCGCTAAACTTTCTCCTTTTCTTTATACAGCCAACGAAGAAGATGTTCTTAATTCTTTACTAGACGAGTCTAAACTTACTGATATTGGGTACAATACCAATACAGACAAGATTATTAATCAGGAACCAATTAATGTTTCCTACTATTATAGAGGATCTAAGCACGTTCCTGTTGCTGGAGCTCAATATGAGTTTACAGCTGACATGGTCAACGAACTCAGAAAATGTAAAGAAGATATTATATATTTTGCAGAAAATTTCTTCTACATTGTAGCTCTTGATAGAGGTAAGGAAAAAATCAAATTGTACGAAGCTCAGAGGAGAATACTTACATCATTAGTAAACAACAGGTTTGTGTGTTTGCTTAGCTGTAGACAAGCAGGAAAAAGTACTCTTCTTACAATATTTGCTCTATGGATGGTTTGTTTTAATGAAGATCAATCAGCAGCAATTGTAGCAAATAAAGAATCAACAGCAATCAGCATATTTAAAAGAGTTCGCATGGCATACGAACAACTTCCAAATTACATTAAGCCCGGAGTAAAAGATTATGGTAAAACAGGAATGACTCTTGGTAATGATTCCAGTATTATTGTATCAACAACTACAGCTACATCAATTAGAGGAACAAGTCTGTCAGTATTAGCAATTGATGAGACAGCATTTATAGAACCGCATATTTTGTCAGAGTTTTGGTCGTCTGTTATTCCTACAGTTTCTTCTGGTAAAAAATCTAAAATATTGTTAGTAAGTACTCCAAACGGTACTGGAAACAGATTTTATGAAATATACTCTGGTGCAGAAAGTGGAGAATTAAAACAATGGAAATCTGAACGAATTGATTGGTGGGACATTCCAGAAAGAGATGAAGATTGGAAGAAAACTCAAATTGAACTTTTAGGTTCAGAAGAAAAATTTCAACAAGAGTACGGTAATGCTTTTTTAGATGATGCAGCTAGTGCAGTAGGAGCATCTGTTATAGAACGGTTTAAGTCTCAAAAAAAGAATCCAATATGGACAGCAGATGACGGAGAATATATTGTGTTTGAATATCCTGACCCAAACTGTTTGTATGTTGTTGGGGTGGATGTTGGAGAAGGTATTGGTAGAGCTGCCTCTGTTGCTCAAATATTAGACGTAACGGATTTACAGAACATTAAACAAGTTGCTATATTTGCCTCTTCTAAAATTGAACCGTATCATTTTGCAAATAAACTTTCAATTATAGGTCAGTCCTGGGGACTCTCTCCAATATTAATTGAAAGAAATAATTGTGGAGCTCAGGTTATTGATGCTTTACATCACAATTACAAATACGAAAAAATTGTTTGTTATGCAAAAATTTCAGAACAAGACAAATACAACAAAACAAGAAATATGGGAGTGCTTTCTCATACAAATATTCGTTTTGATGGTATACAAAACATGCGCTATTGGGTGAATCATCTTCAGCATGTTCATATTAATGATCCTTCAACTATTTCAGAATTTGAAACATTTGTGAGATTCCCTAATGGCACTTATAGAAAGAAAAGTGATAATTTCTTTGATGATAGAATTATGGCTCTGGTATGGGCCTTGTTTGTTTTAGAAAGTGAATTATGTCAGCAATATTTTGAAATTGTAGATTTTGATATGCAACATAAACCAATGCTAATTAAAAATAACGGATTTTGGGAAAAGTTAGACGAATTCTATGAACTTAAAGAACTGACTAAGTTTGCAACAATTGTTCCAAGAATTCCTAATCCTGATAATGATCCTGTATATCCTTCCTTGGGAATCACTAACAAAGACCTAGATCTAGCAGATAAGTATGAGGCAGACTTAGACGAACTACTGGCAATGGGATACAACTTTCTTTAATATGACTGACGCTGACTGCTCAAATCCTCAACTTCAATCTCCTTTAAACAGATCTTCTAAAGATAAATTTATTATGGTGCTTGAATTGCCTCATGTGCTAAGAAAGAATTTTGATCCTTTAGTATCCATTACTCCTTTGCAAATAAGCATTCACGGAACAGTTGTTCCGGATATATCTGTGCCAGAAATAGATGTTAGATATGCTGGCCAAAATTTACATCTTTCTACTTACGCCAGACCAAGTTATCCTCCTTTATCTATAAGTTTTATAGTAGACAATGACTATAAAAATTATTATATGTTATGGAAATGGTTAGATTCAATGAATCTAGCTGTAAATGATTATTATGGAGGAACTCCCACTATAAACAATAGAGATAGATTGTTAATAGGAGATCAGTTTGAATACCAAACTACATTTAGCGTTCTTGCATTAAACGAGTACAATGAACCATCTTTGCAATTTAAATACAGTAAAGCATTCATATCAAAATTAGGAGGCATAAGTTACTCTTATAAAGACGGTACTTTAATAGAAGCTTCTGAAGATTTTCATTTTAGTCAGATGGAAATACTAAAATTATAATTTGTAGTAAAGCTGTACAAAAAAAATAACGCCAAAATAGATAAATAAACTATATGGCAAGAAATAATAACTCTCCTGGGGTTCAAATTACGGAAAAGGACCTTTCTCTTAGACTTCAAACCACTGCAGGAACTCAGGTATTTGTTCCTGGATTTGCTCCTCAAGGACCGGTTTCGGAACCTTTAATGATTAGTACAGTAAGCGAACTTGAACAAATTTACGGTGTACCAACAACTGCTGCTGAACGCTATTTTTATTATTCTTGTAGAGAAGTTTTAAATTCTCCCTCTGTATTAAATGCAATTCGTCTTCCTTATGGAAGCGATAACGGATCAGCTTACGCTAATTCTTATAGTGGTTTGTTTTATCCGGCAATTAGTGCTGCAGATGGCTGGCAAATTGGAGCACCCACATATATGCCACTATCAGAAACTCAGTATGCAAAGATTGTGCAAGGAGATTTTGATTGGTCTGATCCAACCTCCCTCAATGTAGTAACCCCGTATACTTCATATACATCAGCCCCTTCTTCTGTAACATATTCTATGGCTGCGTCAGCTACTGGTTTAGCTTTTGCTCTTGCAAATGATACAGATGGTCAAAACATTGTTATTTCTACAGTAACCTCTTATAATGCATCTACTT